TATACGATGCGCCGCCATAAACAAGGGTATGAGAATTCCAAGCAATCGACCCGCCTGATGGCGAATTATCTGTCCAGCTATCTCCTGATAGAACAATTACATTTGCGTATAATTTTGTGGCCGTGACTGCAAAGTTAGAAATATCGGTTGCTGCCACAGTACCGGGAGAGTCCGAAACAACAGTTGACGTTGTGGCGGTTTCATTATCAGAACTGTCTACTGATGTCAGCCAGTAATAATATGTTGTTCCTTGGGTAAGATTTTCGTCAACAAACGAAGAAGCGGCTATCGAAGCATGAGGAACTGTTGTTCCAATTGTTGGCGGCGTATTTGATGTATTCCTATAAATTCTTACAAATGCCCAATCATCGTCTGTGGAATTAGTCCAATTTAAAAATATAGATTTTATCGCACTTGTGATAGTGACAGACGTTGGTGCCGCTGGAGGGGTTGAATCTTTTGCCGTTTGAATGAAACCGGCAGAATTCTCGGCTGTATAAGCGGACGCATTGCCCTGTGCATCTATAGCGCAAACTCTAATCTGATACCAAGTATTCGGCTTCAATCCAGTCCATTCTTTTGTAACCTTTCCATCTGTGCCGACACTGCCTGCTGACTGAGACTCCTCTAAAGAAGCTTCGTATATTTGACCAGCTGTATAGCCAGTCAGAACACCGCCCCCATTGAATTGTGGAGTTCCTGTTACTCTTCTTATATACCAGCCATATCTACTAAGATCTTCCTCAGTATTCGGTGTTATTTTAGCGGTTATAAATATTTTTTCGCTACCATCCGAGTCTATTTCGGAACGAGTAGTAAGAGATAAGCCTGTTGGAGTTGCTGGAGGGCTAAGATCTTCCTGCACGACTCCGGGTATCGATGTTCCAAACCCAGTACTTCCAACAAGATTTTGGCGTGATACCTTTTTCGCCTTCTTGCTAGAATTCTGAAAGAAGATAAATTGATCCTGCGAATCTAATACGCCAACTTCCTCAAGGTCTTGAAATCTGTTGCTTCCTGTGGACATATAGATAGTTTACATTAAATGTTGCATACTCGGACTGGAGTAAGGCGATTAACTGAATTATCGCCAAGTTGACCAATGGAATTACTTCCCCACGCCCATGCGCGACCATTTTTGTCAATAGCGATAGAATGAGTAACTGCCGCACTTATTTGACAAAATGTTTTTACCCCTCCCTGAACGCTAACGGGAGTCCGCTTACTAGTGACTGAATTATCACCAAGTGTACCAGACGTATTAGATCCCCACCCCCAAGCACGACCGTTTTTATCAATTGCAAGAGAGTAAGTATTTCCACCGCTTATCTTACAAAATGTTTTCACTTCACCCGCTATACTCACTGGTGTAAGACGACTGCTAGTTGAATTATCGCCAAGCTGACCAACACTATTAGCTCCCCAACTCCAGACTAGACCGTTCTTGTCAATAGCAAGAGAGTGGTTGGTTGCCGCGCTTATTTGGCAAAATGTTTTGGCTGCACCTTGCACACTCACGGGAGTGAGGCGCGAGGTGACGATTGAATTATCGCCAACCTGACCAAATTGACTATATCCCCACCCCCACGCGCGACCGTTTTTGTCAATAGCCAGAGAGTGAATGCTGCCAGCGCTTATCTTACAAAATGTTTTCGTCGCACCAAGCACGCTAACTGGAGTAATTTTGCAGATAGCAGAATTGTCACCAACTTGACCTTGAAAATTAAACCCCCAGCCCCACGCGCGACCATTTTTATCGATGGCGAGAGAATGCGCGCCGCCAGCACTTATGGCGCAAAATGTTTTCACTGCGCCAAGTACACTTACAGGCGTTCTTTGACCGACGAATGAGTTGTCGCCAATTTGCCCACCGCTGTTATTTCCCCACCCCCACGCGCGACCGTTTTTGTCAATAGCCATAACATGGCTACTGCCAGTACTTATACTGCAAAACGTCTTCGCTGCACCGGCTACACTTACAGGTGTAAAAGTAGAGGCGATTGAATTATTGCCAAGTCGTCCATTTGCATTATATCCCCATCCCCACGCGCGACCGTTTTTGTCAATAGCGAAAGAAAAATTAGAGCCATAACTAGCCTGTATTGTGCAAAATGTTTTCGTCGCGCCGAGCACGCTGATTGGTGTTAGTCTATAATCTGTTGAGTTGTCACCAAGTCGGCCTTGGCTATTAAAACCCCAACCCCAAGCGCGACCATTTTTCTCAATCGCCAGAGAGAAAGCGGTTCCAGCGCTTATGTCGCAAAATGTTTTTGCTGCACCAGCTACACTCACAGGCGTTAATCGCTGAGTAATTGAGTTGTCGCCAAGTTGACCATTTCCATTATATCCCCATCCCCATGCGCGACCATTTTTATCGATGGCAAGAGAGTGAGGTACGGTAGTATCTAAGTTAATAGTTATCTTGCAAAACGTCTTTGCTAAGCCAGCTATACTTACTGGCGTGAGACTAGAAGTAACCGAGTTATTGCCAAGTTGACCTATAGAATTATTTCCCCATCCCCACGCACGACCATTTTTGTCGATGGCAAGAGAGCAGTTACCACCGGCACTTATAACGCAAAATGTCTTCCTATTACCACGCACGCTTACTGGCGTGCGAGTAGAAATATCTGAGTTGTTGCCAAGTCGTCCACTTGCATTATATCCCCATCCCCACGCAAGACCATTTTTATCAATAGCGGCAGAATGGGAAGCGCCACCACTTATCTTGCAAAATGTCTTTGTTAAGCCAACTATACTGACAGGAGTTAGGCGACAAGTAACTGAGTTATCACCAAGGCGACCATTGGTATTATTTCCCCATCCCCACGCGAGCCCGTTTTTATCGATTGCAAGAGAGTGGTTGGTTGCCGCGCTTATTTGGCAAAACGTTTTTACTGCTCCCTTAACGCTAACAGGGGTAAGCCTAGTTATAATTGAATTATCACCAAGGCGACCGGCAACATTAAATCCCCACGCCCACACATGCCCGTTTTTATCGATTGCAAGAGAGTGGTTGGTTGCCGCGCTTATTTTGCAAAACGTTTTTACTCTTCCCTGAACGCTAACGGGGGTTAGCCTACTTGTAATTGAATTATCACCAAGGCGACCTTGGCCATTGTATCCCCACCCCCACGCGCGCCCGTTTTTATCTATACCGAGACCGTTGCTTGTGCCCGCATCTATTTGATAAAATAATCTTTCAACAGCAAAAGACTCGTTTACTTTTGTTGTATCAAGAAGAGGTGTCCCATAAGAACCAATCATTCCGATATCTGCGCCCGCGCCATTCTTTACTTCAACACTCCAATTAGTTTCTACTAAAACCCTATCTCCAATCCTCGCGCCAAGATTATAAGACTCAAGTGTTAAGTTCTGCAATGATAATCCAAACTTCTTTACATCTTGGAGGTTAAAGAATTCGATCAACATGGACTTCTGAGTTCCTCCTTCGCTATGAAAAACCTTACTCAAATTTTCAGCCTGAAAGTCATCAATTAAAGCTGATAATGCAAGAGTTGCAACTGTTGGTCTTTGGATTTTTCTAATATATGGATGGTTATTACCAAATCCATAAAGAGCTTTTCTTTCAAACTGCACGGAGAACTGCATGCTTTGAAAGTTATTAGCAATTGCATCAAAAAATCCAAAAGTAATTGGAGACGTTCCTCCTCCAGACTGAAAATTCGGCGTAATCTTGCATTTGCTATAAGGACAACCGCCATCAAATATTTCTTTAGCTTTTGGCAGATACCTTTCTGTTCTAGAATTATTGACAAAGTTTAATGCAAAATTTTTATTAGCATCCTGAGCGTTTTGGCCGCTAACAAGAGTATTTACTGATGGTAAGTACTTTGAAGTCGCGTAATCTTGCACATTAGCATTTGCCCCCACAAAAGAACAGGAAACAGTCGCCAGCTGATTAACCGCCACACTGATCTCGTAGTTAGTGATATAGGCATTACCAACCGCGAGGATATTACTATTAACGATTCCAGTCTGCAAATTCTGATCAATACCGTCATTTTGCGCAATACTGATATAAAAATTACGGTCGCCAGTAGACGAAAGAATAGAGTCAAATGGATTACCAGTCGCGCCCGTTGGAATATCCAATCCAATATACTTATCGTTCCAACCATCATTCAAATAGTACTGAATATTTAAATTAACATCTGGCGCAAGCTGAGTTTGCCTTGTGGCAAAAGAATCGGAGCCAATTTGTTTCAGCGGAGTTCTTTCAATATTGAAAGAGAAGTCGTAGCCCTGAATAAAATCAAGCCGACTAATTCCGCTGCCAGTGTTCATCGCCTCCTCAAAAGCGCCAGAGGAGCCGACAAACATCATTTGCATTTCATATGAAATTGGTCTGCCCATTAATAAGTCCTCCTTATACCGACAGGATCTTCGACTAGTGTTACCGAAATATCGTTAACGTTTTTATAAACAAAAGTATGCTTCCATTCAGGCGCAAAGAAATACTTATTCTTATTATAGATATTCGGTATCTTATACTGGAATTTTCTGTATCCCTGCCTTCCAGTTAGAAAATGTAAAATCGATCTGGCTTCAAGATCGCTGATTCCTTTAAACTCCATTCCAAACTGTTTGAGAACATTTCCATGCAACCCAAAGTCGCTCCTCTTTGTGAAAGAATATGGAAGTTCAGTCTTTAAAACAGAAGTCTCTTTTCCAATTGTTGACGAGTAAGTTGGTTGGTAAAAAAACTCCTGCGTCCATTTTCCGTTGGTGATTTCGGAGCCGTTGATCGAAGATTGGCTCGTGTGGTCACCAGTACAGTAATA